CGCGGAGGTGCAAGGCGTGGTCAACGACCGCCTCGGGGCGTCGTCCAAGAAGACCTACACGGTCAAGAGCGGCGACACGCTCTCGGGCATCGCCGCCAAGTACGGCACGGACTACCGGACGCTGGCCAAGGCGAACGGATTGGCGAACCCGAACGTGATCTACCCCGGCCAAGTGCTGGTGGTGGGATAGCCAAAACAAAGGGGAGGCTCCTCGCGGGGCCTCCCCTTTTTCAGTAGTTGCTATTTTAGGCGGCCCGAGAAAACCTGATGAACACGGAACGACCGAGGGCCAATACCTGGGTTCGACTATCTTTGCAAATGGGGCACCAACCCGAAAATGTGCGAACCCGTGCGATGCTAAGTCGTGCGGGTTCGTTGCGTTCGTCGTCGCAGTAGAGCGTGGCCACGCACTCCTCCGGCGTCACCATCACCTGATAGACAAACGAATCGAGCACGGCCGCGTCGTCCATCCCGCCGCCGCACTGGAGGAAGTCCGCGAACTCCTCGGGGTCGATGCGGGCCTCGTCATAGGAGGCCAGATCGCGCTCGGCGCGGGCCTTCTGGGCCTGAAGCTGTGCTATGCGGTCGGTGAACTCGGGCATTACGATACCCTGCTCGATAGCGGCCATGATGTTCTGGAGGCCGTTCTCGGCCTTGCGCTTCGACGCCATGGCCCGCCTGCGTGCGTCGGCTATCTCCGGCTCCGGCTCGTCCCAGAGCATGTGGGAGATGCGGAGGGCCGTCTCGCGGTCGCGCAGCATCCCCCTGATGGCCTCGGCCAGCTCGTGCTCGAGCCAGTCGCGCCGGACGGGCTTGGCCCCGCAGCGGCAGCCGTAATACTCGTACTTGACGTTCTTCTTGCCACGGCCCGACGTCCCGGCCATATTATGGCCGCACTCCGAGCAGATCGCCCTGCCGGACAGCGCGAACGCGCCCCAGTCCTCCGAGGCCCGGCGCTTCTTCGGCTTCACCTCCTGGGCCATCGCGAAGGTAGCCTTGTCGATAATCTGGGGCATGCCGCCGTTCACCTCTATGCCTCCCCACGAGTAGAGGCCCGTGTACTTCCTGTTGTGGAGCATCTGGTACACCATCGAGTAGCCGCACGGCCTGCCCGTCCTCGTGGTCACGCCGCGCCGAGCGAAGTCGCTGGCGATGGAGTCGACCGGCTCGTGGTCGCATGAGCGCCGGAACGCCTCGCGCACTATCGCGGCCTCGTCCTCGTCCACCACGTACTCGTCGTCCCCGTTGCGGCCGTAACCGTAGACGCGCACGCCGTTTGTCTTGCACTTGAGGGCGTTGCCCTCCATCCCGCGCCTCGTCCTCATGGAGGTCTTGACCGATTCCACGGCCGCGAGGCCCTCGTAGATCTTCTCGATCAGGATGCGCTCGGGGCCGTCCGGCATGGCCTCCATGGCCGATACGACCTCGACGCCCTTCCTGCGCAGCTCGTGCTTGTATGCCGGGGCGTCGTACTCGTCGCGCGAGAAGCGGTCCATCATGTACACGAGCACGATGTCCGATTCCCCGGCGTTGGCAATCATCTTCTGGAACTGCGGGCGGTCGTCGCTGCGGCCGCTCATGGCGTAGTCGGAGTACTCCCCGACGATGGCGTAGCCCTCGCGCGCGCACCAGTCGCGGCAGACGCGCAGCTGGTCGTCAATCGAGGCCTCGCGCTGCTTCGAGCATGAGAAGCGGGCGTATATGACGGCGGTCTTTATATCTTCTGGCATAATCTAGGATGCCCTCCAAACGGGCGGCTATCTGGTAAACCCCGCAGCAGCGTTGGCGCGCTTCGACCTGCGGGGTTTCACTTTGCTACTACCAGACCTGGGCGTATACCTCGAACGAGGAGTGCTCGGGCATGTTGAAGCAGGAAATCTCGAACGGCTCGGACTCGCCCTTGGACGGGGTATCGACGAACGTCGTGTTTCCGTAGTTGATGGCCCCGGAGGCGTCGCGAGCAATCACGGAGACGGCGACCTGGCTGTACTGCTTCTTGTCCAGATCGTAGTTGGCGGTCAACTCGCCTGTGTACGAGACGCCGCCGTACGAGTCCGGTACCTCAGCCGTGTTCGATACGGTAAAGACGTCTTCGTCCAGCGTCTGGCTGTCTACCCAGCTCGGCTCATTCGCCTTAAACTCGACCGTTGCGGGGGCGGTGCCGTTTCCCGCCTGGAAACCGTAGTGCACGGTCTCACCGGGGAGGACGACGAACAGGGTCTGCTTGTCGGAGAAGACGATGGAACCGTCCTCGGCCTTGCCCGTTATCGTCACCGTAGGCATCTGGGCCTCGACGTCCTTGTTGGGGTTCTTCAGCGCGAAGCCGTAGTAGACCCATCCGTCGCCGACCACCGACCAGCCGGACTCGGTAATCTCCAGCGGCTCGGGGCCGTTTTTCGCCTCGACCTCCTTCGCCTCTCCGGAGGACTGCTGCCCGGAACCGGGCTGCTGCCCGCTCGAGCACCCCGCCAACGGGATGAGCGAGGCCGTGGCCATGGCGGCCAGGAACGTCCTGCGTGTGATCATCTCTTACTCCTTCCCTTGTGCCGCCCGCAGTTCGTGGGCGGTCACCAATAGAACCTTCTTATAGGGCGCGGTTAGCCCTCGATATGTGTCAATGAGGTCACGCTCGTCATTGGAGATGAGCGCAAAGTCGGGAGCGTCGTCATTCCGCCCGACCAGCTCGTCGAGCGTGATTCCATAGCGGTCAGCCAAAGCGCAGAGAACGTCCGAGTCAGGGTCGCGGACCTCGCGCTCGTAGTTCTGGTACGTCTTTTTCGGGATACCGAGGTAGTCGGCTACCTGCTCCTGGGTGAGGCCGTTCATGCGCCTGTATAGCTTGAGTTCCATGGCCGCGCTCCTTTCTGCCTTAGCACGAAGATACCCAAAATGGGGACTTTTATCAATATATCTTCTTGCTACATCCCCATAATGGGGGTATAGTTCCCTCATGAGGTACCCAAAACGGGCACTTAATCAGAAAGGAGACAAGGATGAAGAACAACATCGCATCGGAGCGAGTCCGCTTGGGCATGTCCCAGCAGGACCTTGCCGACGAGCTCGAGGTTTCCCGCGACTCGGTGAAGGACTGGGAGGCCGGTCGTACGCCCATCAAGAGCACGTTGCTCATCTCGATGGCCGACATCTTCGACTGCAGCCTCGACTACCTCATGGCTCGCTCGAACGAGCGCCTTATCAAGAAGGCGGTGGCGTAATGCCACGCAACCAGAAGCTCGACATCATGCGTCGCAAGCTGAACCGCCGCTTTCGCTCATGGAAGGGCCGCAAGCAGCAGTGAAGTCATGGACGGTTAAAGAAATCCGCTACCTCGAGGAGCACGCCGGGGACGGTGCCGAGGCCATCGCCGATGCGCTCGGCAAGACGGTGAGCGCGGTGAAGGTTCAGGCGTCTAAATACGGACTCTCACTCCGCAGGCGCTGGCTCTGCCCAAAGTGCGGCAGGGAGACCTTCAAGCCCTTATCGAACCGGACAGGCTGGTGCGTCTCCTGCACAAGGGAGCAGCGCGCCGCCGAGATCGCCAAGCAGGTGCGGGCGATGGAGGAGGAGGTGAGGAGAGAGGACAAGGCGAATAAAGAGCGCCAGCGGCTCTACAGCCGCAAATACCGCGCAAAAAAGCAAATCAAAGAAACCTTATCGAAACCAGATAACCAAGGAACGGAGGAAGAATGACCCCTCAAAACAGATACGCGGGCACCCCCAGCAACCACACCAAGAGCGCCCGCACGTCCAACAGGACTCCCCGCATCGTAGCACGCGAGGGCTACCGCCTGCCAGCGCAGGAGCGGGCCGACAGGCAGAGGGACGCCTTCAGGGCCGGGCTTCTGGTCGGCATCACCGTGACGGCGCTCGCCATGTGCGCGCTGCTGTGGCTCTGGATTATCCCGACCATGGACGGCGCGGTGCACAGCGCCCAGGCAGCATACGAGGCGGTGGGCGTCCATGCGTAACGACGAGCGCTACAACCCCAAGCCCCAGAGCTGCCAGCTCGAGATATTCGGCCTCGGGGCCAAGGGCGAGGCCGACGCGGAGGACGCGCGCCGCTGGATTGACGAGAACCCCGGCGCATGGAACTACATGGTCGAGAACGCCGTGAGGCTCTCCAAGAAGGGCTACGTGAGCGCCAACTACCTCGTGAACATGGTCCGAAACGAGCTGCACGTGGGCGTGCGCAACGGCCTCGCTCCATCATTCGCCCGAATCATGGAGGCACGCTACCCCAGCCTCAAGGACGCCTTCAACAAGCACCGCAGCCAGTCCGACGGGTTCACGGCATGAGCTGGGTCAGGCACAAGGAGCGCTCCATGACCTTCCAGCTCGAGCTGGAGAAGATCGTGGGCAAGGAGCGCCACCGGACCGACCCGCGAACCGGACGCAACTACACCCCGAAGCAGACGAGGCTCGCCGAGGAGGCCGTACGCAAGGCCTACAGGGCCGAGCACGAGGACCACGGGGACTTCGACGGAATCGTGACCGTCGCCATCGAGACCTTCAGGCCCCTGGCCAAGAGCAACCCGAAGTACTGGGTGGGCCGCGCCGACCTCGGCAAGCCCGACTGGGACAACATCGGCAAGCTCATATGCGACGCGCTCAACGGCGTCGCGTACACGGACGACGCCCACGTGGTGATTGGTGGCGTCAAGAAGGGATGCCGCACGCCATACGGCACGCCGCCGCTGGCAAAGGTGTGCATCACCCATTTCACCGAGGAATACGTAAAGGAGAAAAAGAAATGAACGACAAGTACTTCGACGGCAACCTCTTCGAGGAACTCCCGGCGAACCACTTCCACAAGAAGGTGCTCGACCACGCCACCTGCATCGCGGCCAACCTCATGTTCGATGCGGCCCACCCCGACCACACCGGCGGCGTGAAGAGCGCCAACGCCTACCACATGATGATCGCGCTGTGCGAGGCCGGGCTCACGAAGCTCGACGAGAAGGACGTGGCCGAGAGCCGCGAGTTCGTCGCCAAGGTGCTCACGCCCATCACCAAGGAGAACGAGCGCGAGATCATGGTCGCCATTTTCGGCATCAAATAGGAGGCACGCATGGAACCCATGGAGATCAGGGCCAACTTCAAGCAGGCGACGCTCAAGGGCGGCACGGCAGAGCTGAAGCTCGAGATTCTGACGAGCGACGCCAGCGCCTTCCCCATCCTCAAGCTCTCCGGAAAGCCCGTCGTGCTGACGGTGGCCGACATCCAGGACGAGCTGCCGCTCGACTACGACGACGAGGAAGACGAATACGGCGAGCCGCTCCCGTTCGACCGTCCGGCGAACGTTGATGCGGACACTGGCGAGGTATACGAGGTCATCACGGACGAGCCCCGAATGATTGGAGACGGTGAGTGATGGAGTACACGCAGGACGAGAGGCTGGCCGTGCTCACGGCCATGCAGAAGCAGATCAAGCCCGCGCTCGACGAGGCCAAGGCCATCGCGCGGCAGGAAATCTTGGACGGTTTCGCCGAGACCCACGCCGACCGCCGCGCCATCCTCGTCGGCGAGGAGAAGGTCGGCGAGATCGGCATCAGCTACAGCAAGGCCGCCCCGGTAATCCTCAAGGAGCGCATGGACGAGGCCGTGGCCTTCCTCGACTCCATCGGCATGGTGGACATCGTGCCCAAGAAGGGCTGGGAGGCGCACTTCGCAAAGGCCGGGGACAAGGTCGTGTGCACCGACACGGGCGAGACGGTCGACTGGGCCATGTGGTGCCCCAAGTCGCCCAAGACCGCAGCGGTGCGCGGCTGCGACCCCGAAGACGTCATGCAGGCGCTCGGACCGCGCGTCGAGGGCATGAGCGCGGCCTCCCTGCTCGGGGACGGTGAGCTGTGATGGCCGAGGAGAAGACCTTCACCCAGCTGCTCGCGGAGGCGCAGGCCGAGATGGTCAACCCGCCAAAGAGCAAGACGGGCCAGAAGGGATACCAGACCTACTCGTACTCCCCGCTCGACTTGGTCCTGAACATCATCAGGCCGCCGTTGAACAAGCGCGGAATCTTCTTCTACCAGCGCTCCGAGGTGGCCGCCAACGGCGCGGGCATGCTCCTGAACACCATCGTGGCCTTCGGCGGCGAGGAGCGCGTGCTCGACGTGAAGCCGTACGAGTACGACAGCGACCCGCAGACGTTCGGCAAGCGCGAGACCTACGCCCGCCGGTACTCCGCGCTCATGGCCTTCGGCCTCGTGGGCGAGGAGGACACCGACGGCGACACAGGCCCCAAGGCGACGAAGGAGAAGGCCCCGACGAAGCCGCGCCCGAGCAAGCGCAAGGTGATGCTCGCCAAGATAGCGAAGCTCAAGGCCGAGTGCATGCAGAACGGCGTCAAGGAGGAGGGCCTCCGCGCGTACGAGGAGGCCAACTTCGGCACCGACGACACGACCAAGCTCAACGACAGGCAGCTCGAGGAGCTCGGCAAGCATCTGGCCCAGATGGCCAGGGACAGTAAGGAGATCGACTAGTGAGCAGCGGAATCAACACGGTCGCCATCAGCGGCAACCTCGGGCGCGACCCCGAGCTGCGGGCCACGCAGACGGGCACGCAGGTGCTCCGGTTCTCGGTGTGCGTCAACGAGCGCCGGAAGGTCGGCGACGAGTGGCAGGACGTGCCCAACTGGGTCGACGTCACCGTTTTCGGCAAGCGCGCCGGGGCGCTCAACCGCTACCTGTCCAAGGGCACGCACGTTTGCGTCCAGGGCAGGCTGCGCCAGAGCAAGTGGGAGAAGGACGGCCAGAAGCACAGCCGCCTCGAGGTGATCGCGGACAACGTCACGTTCTCCGGCGGGGCCAAGCGCGACGACGTGCCCGACGAGGTCTACGACGACGATTGCCCGTTCTAAGGAGTGAAGATGGAGCAGTATTCGATTCTCGACCTCGCGCTCGAGGTCTACATCCCGGGGGCCACCGGCTACGGTTGCCCCGAGGGCAGGTGCGTCTACACGGTCACCAACGGCCAGGGACTTCTGGTCGAGGCGAAGGTCAAGCGCTCGCGCGGCAACGACGCCGAGCCGAAGGTCAACAAGAAGCGCCTGCAGCGCGTGGCCATGTGCTTCGCCGCCGACCACCCCGAGGTCGAGGCCATCAGCTTCGACGTGCTCGAGGTGATCGTGGGCAGCGAGGCCACCCTGACGTTCAACGCGGCCAAGGCCGCCTTCACCTGGGAGCGCTGACATGGAGGAGGCCCAATTCAAGTGGCTTCCCAAGTTCACCGCAGCCTGCGCCAAGGCACCGGAGGAGCAGCGCGGAAAGCTCCTCTGGGCCTTGGCCCAGTACGGCACCTACGGCATCGAGCCGGAGCTGGAATGGCCGCTCGATGCCATCTTCGCCAGCGTACGCGAGGACATCGACTACTCGAAACGGTGCATAGCGGCAGGCAAAACGGGTGGACGAGGTAACAGAAAGCCCCCTTTAGACGGTGCTAAACCCCCCTTTAGCGAAGCCGAAACCCAAAACGACGAGCCGGAAGGAAACGACGAACCCCTTTCGGATACGCAAAAGGGTGACGGGGACAGCGCCGAAGCCAAAGCAAGGCAAGGCAAGGCAAGGCAAGGCAAGGCAGTTAGTAAGAGATTCGTCAAACCCGCGCTCGCGGAAGTCGAGGAGTACGTCTCGGACAAGGGCTACACGTTCAACCCCGAGGCGTTCTGGAGCTACTACGAGGCCGTCGGGTGGAAGGTCGGTAGCAAGCCGATGAAGAACTGGAAGGCTGCGTGCTCCACGTGGCAGCAGCGCGAGGCGAAGAAGGAGGTCAAACATGATGCGTACTCAAATCTCTGACGTGCTCATGCCCGACGGGGCGCGCGAGCAGATCGCCGCAATCATGCGCTCCCGCCTCCGCAAGGCCGGGCTGCGCGGCCCCTACGCCGAGGCCGACTGCGACCTCGGCAAGCGCATGGCCAAGCTCGCCGGG